TGTCATCCCCACCGGCACTAATTCTAGGGGTCCATGTCCCCTGTTCACAGTCGGTAAACGTCTGGGATGAAACCGTAGTCCCCGTCTGGGTTGAGCCAGTATTTGCAGAGAAGTCCAGTAGGCCGTTTTGAGGAATGATTATATTTCCACCGATCGACAGGTTTCCTGTGGAGTCTGCCTCGTTCAGGGTTGTTGGGATATACTTGGAAGTACCCGAGTCCCACTTTACTAAGTCACCATCTGCAATGCCGGTTGTGTTAGTGTCCGTCAAGGCGTCAAAGGTGGTTGCCCCGGAGTCTGCAATGGTGATTGTTTTGGTAGTGCCTGTCCCGGACGCAGTAACACTAGAGCCCACAAAGTTTAAGGTTGTAGCCGTTGTCGCAAGTGGCGTCCCTTCCTCCTGTACGGTGATAGTGCCACCCCGGAGGTCTGTAGTGGAGAAACCAAGTCCGTCATCTGAAGTGAAGGTTACAATACCCGTCCCACTGTCGTAGGAGCCTCCGGTAAACCCTGCACCGGTTGCACCTGTTGCCCCGGTTGCGCCTGTGGCTCCAGTGTCCCCTTGAGGACCTTGTGGTCCAGTTGCCCCGGTTGCTCCGGTTGCTCCGGTTGCTCCGGTGTCACCCTTCTCACCCTTACTGGCAAGGACACCCACTTGGATAGACGTGTCAGAGCCTACGGTTATGGCCCCTGTAGCAGAACCCGTAACCTGCAAGCCAGCTGTTTGNGTCCCAGTCAGTTTAAACTGTGCCATTAGTCCCTCGTAATGTCTTCAACTACGGTTATCGTAAAGGTGTCACTAGAGACTACGGTGTCCGGTGTGGTGCTGGTGTCCGTAAATTCTACGTCTACATTTAACACACCCACAGGCCAGTCCGGAGTAGCCACCATGCCCGTAGGAAGGGACACGTAGGAGTTCTCTGCCTTCAGCTCAAACAGGCCACCGGCTTTATTCGAGTAGGTAACACCTGCAGGGGACTGGGTCTCGTTAAACTCGAACTGAAGTACACCGGCTGAGTCTCGGGCCTGAGCCCGAATAGTGTAGTTTGTCAGGTCCGTTGCAACGTCGTTAGCATCAGTCAGGCTGAAGCTCATCTCGAAGGTGTCACCCCGTTTGTGGGATACGTTAGCCATTATGTAATAACCTCTACTGCATCGAATGAAATGCCGTAAATACTGGCATTATTAATTGACCAAGAACTCACGTCCGAGGCTAGGCGGAAGACACCTTTAGGGTTCTGGTGAACCACCGTAGTCCCTACCGTTGTGGTGTTCCGGATGTGTGGCCAGATGTCTAAGGTAGAGTTACCAGAGGCATCGAAGTCCGAGGAAGTAAGGACCTTGTGTAAGGTCTGGGTTGCCCCGGAGCCGACTTGGATGTAGTCACCCGGTACGAAAATCCCCGTCTTAGCTGGCCCTGCACCTTTCGTAACGGCCAAGGTGGAGTCACCGACTGCAGCCTCGGTCTGTACGGTAAGGGAAGTACCCGAGAGGATTGTACCGTCTGGGGTAGGCTTGTTAGGGTCTCCGAGGTAGAACGTACCGTATGGCCCTCGTAGGGACACTAGGAAGGCTACCCATTCCTCAATCAGGTCCTTCCGGGACGGAGGGATAGCTACAGAAGCCTCCCACCGTTGACCGGCATGAGCCACCACTTGCTGTTTCAAGGTGAAAGGGGACTGGGTGAGTGAGACCACGTTCTTAGCCCGTAGTTCAATCTCACCAATCCCTATAGTTGTCGGAATGGACAAGGGGTAAGTGATAGCCATTAGCCAAATACCTTCCTGATACTACCACCCCTTTGGCGGCTGTTGATAATGCTGCGTTCAGTGATCTTTGCAATCTTGGGGGCCTCGGAAGCAATGATTCTCTTTACCGAGTCGTCACCGTTAGCAGAGAAGTTGAAGGACTGGTGAATAACTACACCATCACCTCCGTTCATAGCTACACCAAGCTTGCCATCGGCTCCCCGGCGTAGGGGTAGGATTGCCTCCGGTCCAGCTTCACCCATGACACCCCGGCGTCCGTTGGTCATGCCGAAACGTGTAGCACGGTTCACCACCCCACCGATTGCAAATTCTTCCTCCTCCTCGGGGTAGTCGTGCATGGCCCAGAACTCATTCCTACCGAAGTCCCCACCGTAACGGGGAGCTGTGGAGAATGGCCGTATGTCTACACCTTGGGACTTAAAGAAGTCTCGTAGGAGTTCTGCGTTTGCATTCAGGGCCTCGGTGTTGGCCTCTTGTGCCTCTCTAGCCCTCTTTGCAGCTTCTCTAGCCTCTTGTTGGGCGATAATGTCTTTCATTATCTCCTCTTGAAGGGCGGTGTTGGTTTCCGTAATGGCGTGCTGATATTCCTCGAAAATGGAATACAGTTCGTCAATATCTACAGTTCCCTCTTGGATAGCTGTCTCTACGGCTTCGGTTTGCTCTTGAATAAGCCCCTGAATCCAAACCGACTCTTGCTCTGTGGCTCTAGCCATAGCTGCTTCTACGTCAACGGAGAGCCCGTCGTAGAAACGGTCCTTGAAGTCAGAGAACATTTCCCCCAGTTCAAACTGAGTCTCAGAGCTGGCTACAACCTCCTCCGTAAGGTCTGTTATCGCCTCTGCTAATTTATCGGCTTGCTCGTAACCCTTGGTTACATAGTCATCTGAAGGGGCATCATGGCTTGCCCAAAATTCATTGGCTGCAAAGTTCCCACCATAACGAGGGGCCGAAATGAATGGAGCTGAACGGATGCCACTGGACTCAAAGTATGCCTTCAGTTGGTCTGCCCCAAGCTGGACTAAGTCCTCTCTCCGTCTTTCCTTCCAGTCATCTGAGCTTGCATCATGGCTTGCCCAAAATTCATTGGCTGCAAAGTTCCCACCATAACGAGGGGCCGAAATGAATGGAGCTGAACGGATGCCCTTTGATTTGAACCACTGTTTCAAGGTCTCCTCTGCATCATGTGCAGCATAGCCCTTGGTTACATAGTCATCTGAGGGGGCATCATGGCTTGCCCAAAATTCATTAGACGCAAAGTCTCCACCATAACGAGGAGCCGAAAGGAATGGAGCTGAACGGATGCCTTGAGCTTCAAACCACGCCTTCAACGGGTCCTTTGCTGTTTTACCGTTCCTACGACGTACCAAACCGGAACGGTCACGGGCAACAGTGGCAGACTCGTCTACACCGTCAATGGCTGCTGCTGCTTCCTCTAGTGCTGGAACAAGGTCTACAAGCTCTTTACCAAGCTCTACAAGGTTCTCAAGCCTCTTACCCTTGAGGGCAAAGGTGTCTTGCAGCTCTGTGGTTGCCAAAGTGATGCCTTCAATGGCGTTCAGAACAGACTCCAAGTTGGTCAAGTCAATATCTGACATGCTGGCAACTACGGCCTGAGCTTGGGTAAAGCCTTCTTGACCTAGCAGGTAGTCTGTACCCCCGGCACGTCTGCCTTTGGCTTGCTCTGCAGTGAACACTTTGGAGAAAGCTTGGTCTATGGCGTCCTGAGCATTCTTGTTAGCTTCCTCCACAGACCTCGTAAGTATGGACTGCTGAAATGCTTGAACCTCTAGGGAAGCTGAGTCCGAAACGGAGGCGTTAAAATCAGAATAGGCTGTATTAAGGGAGGATATGCTTTCTTTGGCCCTCTCTATTCTTTTCTCGAAAGACTCAAAGGCATTATTCCCCTCCAGAACATTGTCGATAAGCAGAACCATTGCAGCCGTAACCGCAGGGATAGCTACCGTCCCGAGAGGTCCGAGGACTCCACCAATACCGGCTACAAAGTCAATCATTGCATCCACCGGGGCTGCACCACTTGCCATTTCCTCGAACATCGTGCCGAGGGAGTTGGAGGTCTTTTCCACATTGTCCCCAAAGGAGAAAGTGTTTCTCTGTAGGTTCCCAGACGGAGAGAAAGAGTTTGCCATGTCAGCAGTCTGACCGCCGGTCTTCTTGGCAGCTACCTCCAGCTTCTCCAAGCTGTCTGTGGCCTTCTGAATTTTACCGTCGTCGTCTACGTCGATTATGAGCTTAATGTCTGCCATTCGGCTAAGTCCTCAAGTAAATTCGGTCCAGTCTTTGCAGGACCTCTACGTCTCTGGGAGATAGGGGAACTCCCATGAGGGAAACCCAGCTGTGTATGGTGTTGTAAGTGAGGGGTTCGGGGCCATTTCTCCCCAAGGTCCTACCGGCGTTCAAAGAAGAAAAGGCAGACCAGAGGTGGGCCAAAATTTGCGGAAAAGGTGGTCCCACTAATTCTTTCGGCTTTACTCCTGTCTGCCTTTCTACTTGCATGAGGTGGCTCTTTTTTGTAGTTCCACCAACGTCCGAGTTTAATTCGAAGTGCCAAGAGGCATAAGCTTCGAGTTCCTTGGTCAGCCCTTCATAAAATTTAGGCTGTCGTCAATGGCTGACTCAATTTGCTTTTTCATCCAGAAACAGTCCTTGTAAACCCCCAAGGCTCTCTCAAAAGTAAGCCGTGGTTTAACTCCGTCGTAGGTAATGTCCCACTTCTTAGTGATGCGGGCCATTAGCTCGATACCAGAGTCCTGCTGTTCTAGGAATTGCTGGCTTTTCTTTCCACCCTTCTGGTTTCTGGCAACCTGTATCTCTGCTTGCTCAAAGAGTGCAGCCCGGTATTCTTTGGTGTGAGGAGCATGTACGGTGATTGTCATTTCCTCGTCACTATCCCCGTTCATCAAGGTTTCCCCAGTGTTGGGGTGAACAAGAACAACCTCAATTTCGTCTGACTTAGGTGTCAGGTCTTTTAAATCCATTTGTCGGGTCCTTAGTTCGGGTCAGGTTGAAAGAGAGGGGAGCCACCCGACAAGCTCACCCTCCCTACCGGCTAGGCCGGATTCTATGCTGTGGTAATGGTCAGGTTAGTAGCTTCGGTGGTGTCGTACAGGGACACAAACGGAAGGGAGATAACCCGAGAAGTAGCAGAGGACACCGGTACGTTAGCACCGTTAATCTTTACCCGAGGGAAAAGGAACGTCATAGAGTTCCCGGTTGGGTCTGCTACAGAAACCTCAATACCACTTTCTACCTCGTTGATGAAACGGTTGATTAAGGCGTCATCCTCAAAGTAGGCCGTAATGGTCCCTTCAACTACAGCTCGTCCAAACTGCAAGGCCGGAGCTGCGTCGTCTCCTACGACAAACGTAGGGCTGAAGGAATTGCTTACGGAGAAGTTCATACCAGTCACAATGGACAGGGCAGAGGATGCATTAATTGCAGTCACACCGTCGTCAGCTACCTTGATGTCACCAGAGTAAGAGTCAAACGGCTCTGCAATCGTTGCAGCATCTACAGTCTTTTCGGTGGCAGAGATAGTCATGTCCTTTCCTACCATGTCAAAGTTGGCAGTGACCATCTGGTTAGGGGAGATAGAAACGGACATGGTGGAGACCGTCATGCCGGTAAATACACGGGACTGGTCAATATCTGCTGCATAGTCCTCGAGAGAGAAATATTTAGGAGTAGTGCCAACCTTGGCCACACCGAGACTGAAAGAGGAGCAAAGGGCCGATTCGATGAATGGGTCAAAAGCTTGGTCACGGAGGTCTACAGAGATAGAACCTGCTGCAGAACGGTTCCCGTGTCGGTCAACACGGGCCATGCGGTCTGGTTGGATTTCGTTACCCTGTACCCGTTGCTTTGACAGGTTCAGGCTGTGGGAGTTGTAGGGAAGGCTGGTAAAGTTTCCTACCGGCGTAGTCCCAAAGGTAGTCTCTGCAATGTAAGAGAGACCGGAACGGGAACCCTGTGCAAAAGCCATTTTGGATTTTCCTTATTTGTAAACGTAAAACCCGATATTAACCGGGATATAGTAAAAGGCCCCCTCAAGGAACCCCGCCTCTCTTTCGGCGTAGTCAACAGAGACGTTGGTAGTCACTGTGTCGGAATTGGTGTAGGAGATGCTGGAAGTGGCGGGAAACCCGTCAAGGATTAACTCAGCCAATTCATCACAGGCACCGGGTCCAGAACCCTCCGGAGAGTAGCAGATGACCCGAAATATGCCCTCGTATCGTTCTTGAGGGTTTAACCCCCGGACTGCAGGTTTCTTCTCGGTGGGGAGTAGAATAGCCTCTACATATGCCGATTGTGCCGAAGGGTTGTACTTCAGGTTTTCGTAGGAAATGTCCGGAATACCCGTAATCCCTGCAAGTTGTGTCTCGAATGCAGCCCGTATGTCTCTGAAAACATTAGCCATGAATCCTCCTAGCCCGTGCAATTACTGCATGGTTCTTGTCTACAGGCACAGCATGAGGGGAGCCATTCACAAAGTAGAAAGTACCTGCCGATGTCCCCAGTTGCTTCCGAAAGGAGAACCTTTTCTTTAGCCTTCCGATGTCGTAGACCACGTTCCCCAAGGCGTCCCCTCTGGTCTTTGTTGGCCAAGGCGAGGAAGCCCTGCCTTTAGAGGACTCGTACCTCAAAGCTGAAGGGCTGTTGCTGACGGACCAAGACGTAACAAAAGCCCCGGTGTCTACAGGGCTGTACTTAATCAGTGTCTCTGCAACCTCTACCAGCTTCTCTGCTACTTGGTTCTCTGCAATGTCAGAGATACTGTCTATTTTTTCCTGAAGGCTACGGGATATTTCAATGCTTCCGGCCATTAAATGTGTACCTCGCAGAGATAAACCACCGGGTTCCCCCGGCTATCAATCGTCCGGACGGAGCTTATCTCCCCGTAGCCGGAAATGCTGTCACCGTCCTCCGGGACAAACTGTAGACCCACAGACGAAACGGCCAAGTTTCTTACAGTCTTTGTGGTCTTGGAGGCACTGGTAGGCCCCTCGGTATCCGAGTAAAAGTAACCGGTAAACGTGTAATTTCTAGTAGCAGACCCGGTGACGGTCCCTGTAGAAGGGTCGTAGGAGCCATCGGTAGTCACCTTTGTAACCGTTAGCTGCTGTCCGAAGTCTGAGATAAGCCTGTCAAAGTCAGAGGGGTTTATCATGGCTTACCCTACTCGTAGTCTGCTGATTTATCGTAACCCGGAGGGTTCCAGAAACGGTCCCTCTTAAATGCAGGGTCAACCCGGTCTGTCAGCTGTCTGGCTGTAGTGATCGAAGACTGGCTAATTCCACCTGCTGAGAACCCAAGTCCGGACTGCTTCTTTGCTTCGGACTCTAGTGTGTCTGCAAGAGACAGGTAATGGGACTGAAGCAGGGAATATTTGGCATCCAAGGCACCCGAGATATTTACGTCAATCTTACGGCTGTACTTGCTGGCAATGGCTCGACAAATGTAGGCCGAGGTGTAGTGGATGTTGTCTGAGTTCTGGGAGAGTGCAAAAACAATCTCATCATCGTAGACTTGAACGTCCGTAGAGTCGGTGTCGCCTACGAGAAAACGAACGGCGTTCTTCCTGCCGGTTGCGGTAGCTGTCCCGAGGTCGTCAATGTCGTAGGTAAAGTCTGACACTATCTAAGCTCCATATCAGCCCAAGGGCTGTTTCTCCATCGTCTAATGTGTCCTCTTTGCTTCTCCAGAATAGTGGAGGACTTGCACTTTTTAATGCCGTATTCCTTGGCAGTCTTGGTGTGGAGCTTGACCTTTTCGTTGATGGTCTTGACGATAACGTGGAGTTCATCCACCGTCAGCTCATCCAGCCCGTCTCCTACCGGTGTTTTAATGGCCCCTTCTTCCGGGGGCCTTTTTTGTATCAGCTCTCCCCTAGAGTGCTTCTGTGCTACGATAGTCCAAGGGATGCTCCGACGTTTCCAGTCGAAGTGGTCCCCTCGTTCCCACCGTTTTCCAGAGGCAGTGAAAGGAACCACAACGAAGTGGTCCCAATCAATCTGGAAAGGAGCATTTGCGTAGTCGGGTGACATGGCAAAAAGCCTTATGCTACGATGCTTGCGAAGTACAGGCCGAGGTCTGCACCTACGACTTTCATGTCGTAAGCCATCTTAACCTGAATCATCTCAGCAATCTGCTGACGACGCAGAGCTTCATCAGAGAAGGACTCTACGGAGATACCGAGGTTGTTTACACCCGGCATGTTGTTCCAAGCAAAGGTCAGACCAGCTGCAGGGGTCATCAGACCGGCAGTGGAAGGCGTGTAGGTGAGGAGTGCAGCTTTACCGCCGATGAACGAGTTAGACTCGGTTGCACCGTCAGCAGCAGTGTTCTCCACAGCTTCCATGACGTAGAAGTTTTCTACCTCAAAGATTTCTGCCAGTTTAGCCTTGGTTACGAGAGCCGTGTTGGTAACAGTAGCACCACCATTCAAACGTGCGAGAATAGCAGGGTTGTTCACCAGCTCGTCATAAACTTCACGGCCTACAACCATCGTATTAGGACGGAAGCCACCAGAAGCCAGCTGAATGGTACGAGAGGCAGTCGTCACGTCCTGAATAGGAGTAGAGGATGCATCGTTCCACTGCAGAACTTCGTTGGTGGAAGGCGTAGCAGAAACACCGGTCAGCTTGGAGGTCCAAACGTCAGCAAAGAAGTTGCTTGCAAACTGCTTCTCACGGTGAATGAGGAGACGGTTTACGAGGGTCTGGGCGCCAGCCGAACGAATGTCCAAAGCTGCGTCTTCGTTAGCAAGGGTCTGCTCGTCGAAGTCCATACCGAGGCCGTAAACGTCAGCCGTAAAGGTGGTGTTACTGATAGCCATACCGATACGTTCTACTTCGGTACGAGGTGCCAGCTTCTTAACGTCCCCGGAACGGTTCATGTTGTCACGGTCGTAGGTGTAGTAGTAGTCAGACTGCTTGTCTACACCAACGGTGGGGAATACCTTATCGGCGATGAAGTTGTCCTGAGACTGGACATAAGCCAGCGTAAGGTTGGACAGTGGTGCATCAATATGCACACTAGATGGGGTCAGCAAAGGCATTATTCAGTTCTCCTAATTATGCTGCTGCGTTGCCGCCGAGGAAGATTTCAACAGAGCCCAAAGTGTCTACTGCTGCGTCTTCTACTGCGTAACCAACAATGATTTCACCGGTCGTCGCCGTTGCTGCTTTACCATCGGTGGTAGCTGCTACTGCATCACCTGCAGTCAGTGCTTCGCCTACATAGACGAGAACCTGACCAGAACGGGCTACGGTGAGAGCATCACCAGCTGCAGAGGCAGAGTTGATTGAAACGCCAACGGCTTTTGCACCGTCAGCAGAGTGGTCTACTTGACCGTCAGAGGCCAAGTCTACGAAACGGTATTGAGAAACTGCAGAACCAGCTTCATAGGTACGATTATCACGGCCATGCATAGTAGCCATTTTTACTCTCCTTTGTAGAGTTCTTTAATGAGTGCTTTGCCTTCGTCAGTCTTAGCTACAGCAGCATAGGCTTTAGCAAAAGCAGACTTGGGCATTGCGTTTTCGTCCATGTGGCTCTTTACCAAAGAGTCCAGCTTGTCCTTTGGAGAAGCCATGTCAGCTTCTACAGAGGCTTCGCCTACCTCGGACATTGAAGCACCAATGGCGGCATCAGCAGCCTTGAGAGCTTCTACAATTGCGTCATCCTTGGACACTGCCTTGAGGATGTTGGCCGCAACGTCATTGTCGAAGTTAGGGAGGATTTCTGCAGCTTGCTTTTTCAGCTCGATAAACTGCTTCTCAATCTCCACTGCTTCGAGTGCTTTTAGGACAGGTGCAGGAATGTCAGACTTAGCAATCTGCTCACCGTCCAATTCGATAAACTCAGGGGCCGGAGCCGCCTTAGTAATGGCTTCATCGGTTACGGTGAAACCGTTGTCTTCCAGAGCCTTGGAGAGACGGTCGTTCTCAGCTTTCAGGGCATCAACTTCCGCAAGGAGTTCATAGGACTTCTGTGTGTCCTCTGCCTTCTCTGCGTCGTCTTCCTTATCAGCTTCCTCGTCTTCCTTCTCGGCGTCGTCTTCTTTGTCAGCCTCGGTGTCCTCTGCCTTCTCAGCATCGTCTTCCTTGTCTGCATCGTCCTCAACCTTGCCGAACATTTCGTCTCGTTCAGCTTCAGGCATCTTGGATAGTTCTTCCTCAGCCATTTTCATGGCCTCGTCCTCGGAGGCACCTGCTTCCATGTGAAAGGCTTGGCGTTCCTTCAAGTATTCTTCTTGCATTGGTGAATCCCTTTTTACAAGGCAAATTGTGGCGGCTTGGTTAGCTGGCCGGTCTACCAAAGACAGCTCGTCCAGTTCCAAGTCCATCAGTAGGGTAGTCATTAGATGGTCTCCCGTTTGGCTTTACCGCCGATAGAAAAGGCCGTTAGCTGGCCAGACTTAACCGATTCCCAGACATCGTCATCCTGTACTTTGAATGCGACAATCCAGCCCTCTCGGTCACTGTGAACCCCAAGGGAGTCCCCAATCTCTTTAGTCAGTGGGAGGCTGTGTACTACCAGACCGATCTGGTCTCCGGCATGCATGAGCTTTCCTACTCGTACATCCTCCATAAACTTGTTTGCTGCTTTGACCATGGTGTCAGCTTCGATAACATCACCCTGACGGTCAATTAGTGGAATGCCTCCGGAGGAGACTACAGAAGCCCACCCCCAAACGAGACGTTGTTCCTCGTCTGTCTTCAGGATGGTTCCCTCTACGGAGGACTTCGGTGCAGACTTGGAGCAAGCAAACAGAGCTGCATTCTTTGCCCGTTCTGCTGAACCCGTCCGTTCTAGGACCGACTTGAATACCCGGTCAAACTTGGCTTTGTTCAAGGGAGCCTCCGTTTTTGGTTGTGGGCTGCTTTTAGCTTCCTCCCACTGCTTCTCTGTGTAACCATGCTTGATGGTCAAGTGTCGTTTGAAGTTACCACTGTTTAGGTTCTTCCTGCCACAGTCGGGGCAATCGTAGTATTTCATCTGGCCCCCTATGGGTTGTCTGCGTAGTCCTCAACGAGAACCATGTCAAAGTTTACACTGATCTTTGTGTTGGCTGCACCGGCAATGACTCTAGTGTCAAAGTCAGTCTTCTCCGGGAACCGTAAGGGGAGAGTGAAGTCGTAACGGTACGAGAGGGAAGCCTCTGCCTTGTGAGCAATCCGGAAGGTCTGGCCTACTGGCCTGTGCCACCCTTCAAACTCGATAGCTTGGTCCTTAGTCCCCGAGACAGATACGGAGGTAATGTAGGCCCAATGTCCTGCAGGAACCGTGTAGACGCCCACCAAGGTCTGATTGTACCCTGCGTCAATTTGTGAGACCACAGTACCAGTCCCGGAAGTTACTCTGGCTGTAATGGTCCCGACGTTGTCTGTAGAGCCGAGGTAGACCATCCGGAAGACCCGGAGGAAGGTGTTTGTGGTAGAGGCTGCTGTGAGCCCCGTCATGGTCACTTCCTCGGTCTGCAGGACGTAGTTCTCGTCTAGGCCCTGAACCTGTACGACTCCGGTGTCCCCGGCGTCAGTGGAAATGAGGTAAAGGGTCTGAGCCGTTGCAAGAGCTGACCAAGGGTAAAGACCACCGGCAGACCAGACAGTCTCCTTAGTTCCTCCAACGTCCGGGTTGTAGCCGAACTTGGAGACTACGGAATGTCCTGCCACCTGTCCCTGTGAAATGGAGAGGGGACTGTCCTTGAATAACTCTCTTGCGTACAGGCTCATTACTTGCCGTTCCTCAGTGCTTCATCAATCTGGAGCCGGGAGATACCAATATCACTCAGCTCCCTGTCCGTCATCTTCATCAAACTCGAACGATCTTTGGCTATCCGGTTCCGGCGTTCCATTGACTGAAGTAGGTTCTGAAAGTGTGTCTTTAGGTTCATAGCTCAGCTCTGCAATATCCATGAGGTCTTGGATAACCTCTGGGTGGTCGTGTACGGTGATGTTTGCTTGGTTCAGGTTCCGGAGGAAGCCAGAGATTTGCTGCAGGTCATGCGGTGCAACGTCAGATGCATTAATCTTCGGCATGGTCTCAGGGGACAAACCGTTCAGCTCCCAGAGGGGCTTCACAAGCTGCTTGTTGAGAACATCGGTAATGGTGGTGATGTAGCTCTCCAAGGCCCGGAGATAAATGTCTGTCTTAGACTTAGACAAGGCGTAAGAGCCGCCTGACTGCTGAGAGCCTAACAACAGGAACTCAGAGAGGACCGAACGGGCTATGTCGTGCTGGTAACGGCTGACAATCGGGTCTATCTCAATGTTACGAGTGCCAGACGAACTCATCAGCTCAATATTGACCAGAGGGTTACTGGTCGGGGAACCGTCCTTGTCCGGGTACATGTCGGAGGGCAGGATTAGGTAACCCTGTTCGTTAAACTTAACGTCCCGGAGGATGGTCTCAAACTCTGCCTTGATTGCAGCCTGTGTGTCTGTGGCATCAGCTGACAGATACTCCGAAGGGAGACGACCGACCGGAATACCGGCAAGCTCTCGTTCTACAGCAATCGCCTCGATTGCCTGAAGGTTGTTCAGGTACTCATAAGAGGTGTAGGCGTTCCGGAGGATACTACGACCAGAAGGGTCTCCGTTGATCGTATGCGTCTTGTAGTGGATGGACTTGGACTTGGGGATGTAGTTGGAGATTGAACCCGGACGAGAGGACGACTGGTAAACCCCCAGTACGTCACCGGACTTCAGCTCTACATCAAACCGGTCAATGGTCCAAGGTGCCCTTGCAGCAATTTTCTTGATGCCTAGCTTGCCATCTTTACGGCGTTTGTAGACCAGCTCAAACCACATGAACCCGTAGGACAGGAACGAGAGGCTCTCTGAGATATGGTCATCTAGAGAATGGTCCATGTCCTCAAGTACGGACTCTAGGAACCCTGCTGCAGCCTGTGCTTCGGGGCTGTCGTCAGCTGGCTTTACCCGGAGGTCAACGTCCCGGAGGATTTGCTCTGCTGAGTAGAGGACAGCTCCAATGGTGCTATCGTTCTCTCGCATTTCCCGGAACTTCTTAATGGCCTTGCGGCCTTTCAGCTCCGGAAGGAACTCATCGGCCCGGATTCCGCCATTATGGACGTTATTTCCCGAAATGCCGAGTTCTCTTACTGCTTCGGTTGGGGAAGGTATCTTTTTAGCCATTTTCACTCCCCTCTTGAGGGTCCTTATTCTTCAAAGGCCCTCATACGGCCCTGTAAAGCCCACTGAGAGGCTCTGGGTGGTTTCTGGGGTACTGACACCGGAGAACCTATCGGAGCCCCTGTGCAGACGAATAAGCCAGCCGTAGCTGTGGTTTAGCATAGCCGTTCAAGGCCAAGTCAGTAATTGCCCACACCATTGCGTCTAATCGGTCAGGGGAACCTGTGGAACCAAGTGGCTCCCACTGGACCATCTGGTCCTCTAGGTCGTTTAGTCCTCTGACATGAAAAACCTTCCCCTGCTCGTATAGAGCACTAACTGGCTCAGCTCGGGCCATCTTGCCTCTTGATGCGTGTACCAGCTTAATGGGGACGGTTGGGTCCTCGGTGTGCAGTGTGTGCCTCACCATGTCCCCACCCTGATTCTTCTCGGCTACAATCCGGTCTGCCTCGTACTCATGGTACAGCTCGATAGCTTTGGAGGCCCACTCTTGGGGACTGTACCTCTCGGTGTGGTCTGCAAGGACATAAGCCTTGCCGTTGATGTCTACACCTGCAACCACGATACCGGTCATGTCGGACTCAGTATTGGCTGTAACTGCAGGGTCAATGGAGACGATAACTCTCTGAAGGTCGGGAACGTCCTCCGGCTCAACCTCACAAGAGGCAAGCAGGGTACGGTTCCACAGGGCTCCAGAAGCCTCGTCCAGGATTTCTGCGTAGAGTTCCTGCCTACCCAGTCGGGTTCCCTCGTAGGTGGCCTTGACTGCGTCTAGGAACGTATCTGCAAGGTTCGCAGCATTATCGAAGGTGCTACCGGTTGTGACTATGGTTTTCTCGTCAGCAATGATGTTCCGGATTAGCTTGGTTGTCTTCGGGGTGGTGGTGATGAAGACTTGAGGGTGTTTACCCAGTCGGAGCCCGAACATCATCATGTCCCAAGTCATCTGTGCATTACGCCATGCACAAAGCTCGTCGGTCCAAGCTGCATGACACTGAGGTCCCCGGAGTCTCTCTGGGTCCTCTGCCGAGAAGAATACCGCCTTGGCACCGTTGGCCCAAGTGATAGTATTGTTTGTTGGAGACCACTCCGGGGCTCCCATTGGGACACCCTTGTATGTCTTGTCTCCGGACCAGCATACGTTCAGGAGACCAGAGTCACCCTCAACCATTACCTTCCGAACGTCCCCCTTGGTAGGTGCTACGCAATGAATGATTTTGTCACCGGACTTAACCCGGTGGCGTACCCACTCAGCTCCGGCTCGGGTCTTGCCCCAGCCTCGTCCAGCTAGTGCTAACCAGATGTTCCAGTCTTTGCCCTTGGGCTCTAGCTGGTCCGGACGTGCCCAGAACTCCCAGCTGTGCTGTAGCTCTGCTACCTTATCAGGACCCAATGCTGCTAGTGCTGCTTGGACTTGCTCGTCAGGTAGCTCTCTTAGGTCCTGTGCTGTGATGGGTGGGACTTTGTAGCCCATGTCTTATTCCTCGGGTTCTGACCCCTTGGAAGACTTGCCCAGAAGGGTCATTAATTCGTCAATAGCTGAAACGTCAGTCTCGGGGTCTTTCTCCAGCTCTTGCTCTTGTACGGTGCTGGTGGGGCTCCAACCGGCTCGGGACCGTAGGAACAGCTCTTGGCTCTTGAAGGTGGCCCCTTCTTTAGGGTCTCCGTTAAGAGCTTGGTCTAGGACACGGCTACCAACAGCCTCGTAAATCTCAGCTCGGGCCTCAGCAATGTCTTTCCCGTAGATTTTGTACACACTGGTCGGGGAGCTTGGGGCTCCCTTGAGGTGCTGGATGTCAGCAAAGATGTCTCTCATCGAGACACCGGCTTTGATAAGCCGTTTGATCTTGTTGGCTATCGGCTTCTTATACGGAAGTTTCTCTGGCATCGGTTTCCCTTCAGTGGGGCTACAGTGCCCTTGGAAATAGGTCAATCTGGAAGGTGTACTCTCCGGCTTTGTGGTCCCCTGCAGGGAAGGCAAGCCAGAGCTTGAATGGGTAGGGTGAGGAGGTTGCTTCAGGTCTAGTGATAAAGACCTCCCCGAACCCATTGAGGCAGGTGACTCCCACCTTACCTCTTGTCTGGTAGCTGAGTGTAGGGCTAATTGAGGAGTAATATTCCTGACCCGCACTCAGTCGAAATTCTGCTTTGACGTAAGACCCGTCCTCATGCCGAAAGACAGGGATACATAATCCTCTTACATTCTCCATCGGCATTCTAAGGGATACTACAAAACCAGAATTGGACTTAACCTTGAACCCTTGGTTATGGACTACAACGGTCCTTTGGGTACGGTCCTTATCAATCCCGATTGTCTTGCTTACGTCTTTTAATTCATTATCGACTACAACTACGTAAGGGTCTACCTGTACGGTGTAAGTCGTAGTGTCAGCTACAGCCCCAAAGGGGAGAAGGCTTAAAAGCCCTGCTACAAAACACTTTAGGTACTGTCGAAGTCGCATACTAGAGTCTTTACCTATGGTCTAACCATAGTCTCTCTTAAGGAAGACTTAGTAAGATTAATTAATAATTATTAACCTTAACCGGTTTCTCCTTGAGTCCCTTAAGTGTCCTTATGACTTATGGGAAACTATCGTCTTACTATAGTAATACATACCTCTCTCTCACAGATTTGGTTCACTACCTAAAAAGGGCTTGTATTTCAATGGGGTACGCCAGTGTCCTCCGGTATGACTCCGGTATGACTCCGGTATGACTCCAGTGTGACTCCAGTGTGACTCCAGTGTGACTCTGGTAAGCCATTTGCACTGTGCCTGTCAGCTATCCCTTTTTGTGTAGTCGTAACTAATTTTTTTATTTTGGAAATATGACCCAATGCCAGAGCCTCTAAAACCCCTACTAGAAACACCCAGGGACCCACTCCCGTACACGTTGCACAACTTATACTAGAGTACAGACGAGAGTGTGGCTCAGGTGTCACAGTCAAGAAGTATCGTATAAAACTTGGGTTAAACTTTAGGGGGGCTCTGGTGTGTAAAATTTGAGACAAACAGTACGGTACAGTTCTTGATAGGCGTAGTCAAATTCTATCCTTCAACTTAAAGTTACTGACGCCCCCGAGTCCCACCCTCCCTCCTCTCCCTATACCCTAGCACGGGAGTCAACTCCTGTCTACAAACTAGAGGTTGCAAAGTGTAGGACTCTCGTTTTACGATAGCCCAACTTTGATTCGTCAACTTAAAGTTAGAGAGCCCCAGTGCAACCCTGAGTAGTGAGTCCCTCCGTAACTTAAGGTTGAAACACCAAAGTTCAACTCCCGTTTTACGACACCCCAACCCTGAGTTGTGACTCCCGTTTTACGATAGCCAAACTTTAGCTCAAATTTTAGCTATTGCTCCCGGTGCAACCAGAGGTGGGACTCCCGTTTTACGATAGCCAAACTTTAGCTCAAATTTTAGCTATTGCTCCCGGTGCAACCAGAGGTGAGGTATCTCAAAAGTAGAGACGACAGTGAGTCCTTCAACTTAAAGTTAGGGAGCCCCGGTGTCGGTGAGGTATCCAAAAACGATAGTTAAATTTT